AGGGGTCGCCACTTTTTTGCGCAAACCAAGGAGCAAGCCCATGCGCAGCGTAATGCAACACACGTTCTCTCAAGTCCCTCGCGCCGAAATCCCTCGATCGACCTTCGATCGATCGCACGGCTATAAAACGACCTTCGACAGCGGCTACCTTATTCCCGTCTACGTCGACGAGGCTCTACCAGGCGACACGATCAACCTCTCGATGTCGGCATTCGCCCGACTGTCGACGCCGCTTCACCCCTTCATGGACAACATGTTCGTGGACAGCTTCTTCTTCTCTGTGCCTATCCGCCTCATCTGGAACAACTGGCAGAAATTCAATGGCGAACAAGAAGATCCAGGCGACTCCACCGACTACCTGGTCCCCCAGATGGTATCTCCAGCAGGCACTGGCTACGCTAACGGTTCTCTTAGCGACTACCTTGGGATTCCCACTGGTGTTCCTGGCCTATCTCATTCTTCTTTCTGGCACCGAGCCTATCAATTGATCTGGAACGAATGGTTCCGCGATCAGAACCTCCAGGACTCTGTTACCGTCGACAAAGGCGACGGACCCGACACGCCGTCGAACTACGCACTCCGAAAACGTGGCAAGCGCCACGACTACTTTACCTCGGCACTCCCATGGCCTCAGAAAGGCCCCGCCGTTGACCTACCGCTAGGCACAACCGCCCCTGTGCTAGGGATAGGCTTCTCAGGGTCAAACGCCACTGTAGCAGGCTCTCTGCGTCAAACAGGCGGTACGTCCTTCACCGGACAAATTTCCGTTCCCAACACCACCGGCACTGTCGACCCTCGTATGGCGACCGAGCTCGTCGGCGGGGTGGCCTACCCCGCAGTCTATGCCGACCTCTCCCAGGCAACCGCCGCAACCATCAACCAGCTGCGCGAAGCTTTCCAAATTCAACGTCTTTACGAAAGGGACGCCCGTGGCGGCACGCGCTATACCGAAATCCTCAAGGCGCACTTTGGCGTCACGTCGCCAGATGCTCGCCTACAGCGCCCTGAATACTTGGGTGGTGGATCCTCACCAGTTAACGTCAATCCCGTTGCACAAACCTCTGCTACGGACGGCACAAGTCCTCAGGGCAATCTTGCCGCTATCGGCACATTTGCCGCTCACGGACATGGCTTCATCAAATCTTTTACTGAGCACTGCGTTATCATCGGAATGGTCTCTGCTCGAGCCGATCTGACCTATCAGCAAGGTCTCAACCGTATGTTCTCGCGCCGTACGCGCTGGGACTTCTACTGGCCTGCCCTCGCCCATCTGGGAGAGCAGGCAATCCTGAACAAGGAAATCTACGCCCAGGGCAACGCCACCGATGAAGAAACCTTCGCCTATCAGGAACGCTACGCTGAATACCGCTACAAGCCGTCCCAGATCACCGGCCAATTCCGCTCCAACTTCGCCGAATCGCTCGACACGTGGCACCTGTCGCAAGACTTCGCGACACTCCCCGTTCTCAACGCCACCTTTATTGAAGAAAACCCGCCCGTTGACCGGGTGGTGGCTCTCCCTGAGTATCCGGACTTTCTCTTCGACAGCTATTTCCGGATCAAACACACGCGTCCCATGCCGGTCTATTCCGTCCCCGGCCTCATCGACCACTTCTGAGGACCGATTATGTGGCAAGCAATCGCCGGAATCGGATCCTCGCTACTCGGCGGCCTCTTTGGCCAGAGTGGTGCGAAAAAGCAAAACGCGGCCCAGATACAACAGGCCCGCGAACAAATGGACTTCCAAGAAAGGATGTCCAATACCGCGCATCAGCGCGAAATCGCCGACCTCAAGGCCGCTGGCCTGAACCCCATACTGTCGGCAAAACTAGGCGGCGCCTCCTCACCAGGGGGCGCTCAAGCCAACATCGTCAACGAAATGGCACCCCTGGAGAACTCGGCTCGCTCTATGGGCGAGAAAATGTATAACTTCCGCGTGCAAGACGCCCAAGTTAACAACATGAAGCTGCAGAACGACCTGCTCAAGGAGCAAGTAGCAGCTCAAAAAATCTCCAATGCCCGCCAGGGTCTTATGACCCCCGCTTGGGAAACCGGCGGCAAAATCGTTGACAAAATCGTGGGAGCAGTCGGCCCCTGGCTCGAAGGCACCACGGAAAAAGGCCTCGGCTCGACCTCCGACATTGTCCAGGAGGTTATCGACGCCGCAGGCTCGCCCACTGGCGTCCTACCTTCTGTCCCTACCGCCTACAAACTCGCCAGTGAATACCGCAAATACACGAAGGACTCTGGAGCCGGGAAATACTACCGCGGCGAAAAAGGCCTTCTCGAATCGATCTTCGATTCCACCCGCGAACACGTCGCGGAAAACGAACGTCGCGACCGCGAACGTCGCGACGAAGACAACCGTCAAAAATATGAACTCACCCCGGAGCGCTTACGCGCCTACGGAATCAAAAACCTCGACGCAATTCGCTGCCGCGCCGGCAGATAGGAGAGACTATGCCCCTTACCATCCGCAAACTTGGCGACCGCAAACGCGTCCGCCAGGAACAAGGTCCTGAGGAATCTCAGGTACAGCAGCACCTGGCTGCTGAAACCGACATCAACAACATCATGGCCAAGTACGTGAGGACTGGCCAATTTCACCATGTGTCCGCGAAAGCGGCACAATACGGCGACTTCTCCGAAGTCCCCGACTACAAAACCGCCATGGAACACATCATGGCAGCCGACGCTCTCTTCATGGAGCTTCCGGCAAAAGTTAGGGATCGCTTTAACAACGATCCCGCGCAATTCGTGGAGTTCACAACCGATCCCGCGAATATCGACGAGGTCCGCAAACTCGGCCTCGCCCCTGCGGCTCCGCAGGAACCGGAACCCCCAATAGTGAAGGGCCCGAAGGAGCCAAAGGCCCCCGAACCCAACCCCAGCCCGTAGGGAGACCAGTGATTCCCCTTGTTCTTAACTGGTCTGACTGACACCGTCAGTCCTCAACAGGAGTGAATGCAATGAAACGACAGAAAATGAACGGCAAGAAATCTCGCAAGCTGTTCTCAAAAACCGCATCGATGACCCACAAGCGAAACGCCAACCGTGGCAATCCGATGCGCGGCGGAATCCGTCTCTGACATGGTCTGCTACCATCCCGTCACCGGCTATCGGTCACCCTCCGGCCAGATTGTAACCAGCCGCAAGGCAGGTTATTCTGACCGGGAGGTAACCCGAGCATGCGGAGGGTGCGTAGGATGCAGACTAGAATATTCCCGCCGCTGGGCGGTAAGAATCGCCCACGAGGCTTCGCTCTACGACTCGAACGTCTTCCTGACGCTCACTTACAGGGACGAAGACCTCCCAGAAAACGCCAGTCTCCGAAAACGGGACTGGCAACTCTTCATGAAACGGCTCAAGAAGCGCTCCGCTGGACGCTCAATCCGTTTCTTCCACTGCGGGGAGTACGGCGAGACTACACATCGACCGCACTACCACGCCATCTTGTTCAACTATGATTTCAACGACCGCAAGTTCCTCAAGCAAACGGAAACCGGTCACACAATCGACACCTCGGCCATCTTGGACGAAACATGGCAATTAGGAGATTGTTACATAGGCTCTGTCACCTTCGAATCTGCCGCCTATTGCGCCAGGTACGTTATGAAAAAATTGACAGGCCGCAGAAAATCAGAATACGGGTTATTAGAACCCGAATATTCAACTCAAAGCAGAAGACCCGGAGTAGGATCTCCGTGGCTCTCGAAATGGAAAGCAGATGCCTTTCCCAACGACTTCGTCGTCATCAATGGGCAGAAGCAACGCATTCCAACCTACTACGACGAACTCCTGAAACAGCAACAAGCCGACATAGGCTACTGGACTCAGGATAAAACGGGCTATCCCATCTATATGCCCTACAAAAAAATCTCTGATCGAACCGAAACGGAAGCGATCAAAGACAAAAGAACGAGAAATGCGAACAAGCATTCGAGTAATAACACCCCCGAACGGCTCTTAGTCCGTGAGGAACTTCAACTGCTTCGACTCCAGAAGCTAGCTAGGACCTAAAATCATGCAAACGAACAAGATCTATGCTCTGTATGACCGCAAAGCGGGCTATTATCTTCCCATTTTTCAGATGCGCGGCGACACCGACGCCATCAGACAATTCTCTGAGATTGTCACTCAATCCGACACCCCAGTGTCGAAATACCCAGCCGACTACGACCTGGTGTCTCTCGGCTACATCGATATGGAAACTGGCCAGATCGAACCCACATATCCTTGCGAAACACTGATCAATGGTTTCGTAGCTCTCCAGAACGCTCAACTGGAGCGCTCCCGCTACGCAAAAGCTCTCAATGGTCAAGTAGACCTCGAGGATCTCTTAGCTGAACAGTCCTAGCTGTCAGCCAACTCGGCGACCCTCTTCAAGGGGTCGCCACTTTTTTGCGCAAACCAAGGAGCAAGCCCATGCGCAGCGTAATGCAACACACGTTCTCTCAAGTCCCTCGCGCCGAAATCCCTCGATCGACCTTCGATCGATCG